CAGATAACGTATTAGATGAAATGTCACCAGACCAAGTAGGTTCAAGTATCGGTGGTATGGTTGATACTGACTTTGATGAGAATGGTACACCAATTATATTGGCTGAAGCGAAAACTTTACCAGTTTTAATTCATGAATTAGTGAAGGGTGTTATGGAAGTAGTAGCTCAACATGGTTTCAGTGATAATGATGAGCTTAATGAGTACGTTGTAAGTCAGGCAGATTTCTTAGGTGCGGAACCTTCCGACATGAGAATGGGTCCTGCAATATGGGGTAAACTGATTGATGCTATCGACCCTAAAGATACTATCTATAAACATCACGTATTTTACAACTTAATTAAGAAGCCTACGAACGAATTCAACGAATGTATGAGAGAGATTCTGGCTGGTACTAAACAAGGTAAACGAGAGGTGGCTGAAATTATTGAGGGTGTTAAATCTCGTATCGAGGTGGATGACCTTACCGAGAGTGATACTATAGCTAAGAATGAAGATTATGACTCCCACATAAGAAGAAGTAGTAGTGAATTAAACGACCTTTTAGGTAGGGATTTAGGTGATTTATTCGGTGACGGGATAGACCTGTAAATATACCATATGTGACATTTCATACTTATTGGTATATTTATCTATGATAAAACATAGATAAGATATGCTAACAGCAGGTGAAATATTAGAGGAATATACCAAATGTTTATTAGACCCAAAGTACGCAATTGTAACGTATTTTGAAACCTTTGATAAGACCCAAGAGGGTTTTGTCCCGTTTGACTTATTCCAAAAACAACGTGATATTGTCGATGATTACAGAACTCATCGCTTCAATTTAGTTTCCAAGCCGAGACAGGCTGGTATCTCAACTGTTACACAAGCTTATTCGGCAACCCTAATTGGTTTTGCTGACCCTAAGAACCCAGAAACCATTCTGGTAGTAGCTAACAAATTAAGGTTAGCTAAGAAGTTTACTAAGGGTATAAAGGAGTTTGTTAAACAATTACCTAGATGGGTATGGGGGTCCGATTACTATGGAACCCCAGAGAAAGAAAAGCTTTCAATATTTAAGAAAGAGTCTCAAGATGAGATTGAAATGGTTAACGGTTGTATAATCGTTGCAGTTGCTACCTCTGAGGATGCTTTGCGTGGTTATACACCGACTTTATTGATTATGGATGAAGCTGCCTTCATCGAGAGAGGTGATGAGTTATTTGCGGCTGCTCTTACATCATTAGGTACTGGTGGTAAAGCTACCCTTATTTCGACTCCAAACGGTCATGACCCATTATATCATAGAACCTACGAATTATCCAAGGAAGGTGAAAACGATTTCAATATTATCGAGATGCGTTGGTATCAAGATAAGCGATACAATAAAGACCTTAGATGGTATAAATGGTTAAATAAAGACGAAACTGAAAGGGAGTACGAAAGTGAATACGAATTTACTTTCGAATCATACGAAAAAAGAATTAAGGGTGGGTGGAAACCTACCTCAAGTTGGTATGAGGAAATGTGTCGTTCAATGAATAACGATAAGCGTAAGATTGCACAAGAACTTGATGTGTCATTCCTTGGGTCTGGTGGTAACGTAATTGAAGATAAGTATATCGATTGGCAAGAAATGCACCACGTTTGTGAGCCTAAGTATAAGGCTGGTAAAGGTAATGAGATTTGGATATGGAATGAACCTGTTGAAGACCACGAATATCTATTATCCTCAGACGTTTCTAGGGGTGATGGGGAAGATTCTTCATCATTCACCATTATTGATGTTACGACCATGGAACAAGTAGTCGAATTTGTGGGTAAAATCCCACCCGATAAATTGGCTTTAATCCTATATGAGTACGGTATGTTATATAATACTCTTATTGTGGTAGATATTACGGGTGGTATGGGTGTTACAACAACCCTTAAACTTAAGGAGATGAAATACCCTAACCTTTACTACGAAGAACGTGGGAAACTACTTAAGAAGAGGAAGGATGAGAATAAGTATAATCGTAAACTAGAAACTCCTGGTTATCAGGTAGGTTCCGACAGGGTAGCTTTAGTTAGTAATCTTGAGAAGATGATACGGATTAATATGGAAGAAGGTGTTAATAAAGGTATTAAGATTAGGTCTATTAGACTTATCAACGAATTTCATACATTCATCTATCGAGGTGGTCGTGCTGACCATCAAGAAGGTAAACATGACGACCTCATCATGGCATTGGGTATTGGGTTATACATATTGGAGTTCTCGTTCAAGAAGTTGAAGTCGTTGAAGTCTAAGACCAAAAATATGCTTAATAGTTGGGTAGTGTGTAATGGTGATTCGTACACCCCTAATAATGAGTATGGTAGTGGATTTGTTAATATAACTAATAAAGGGGTTAAATCACAATCTAAACCTAAATTTAACGCTCAAACCGCAAAAAACATGCAAGACCCTACTGGTAGATATTTATGGTTACTAAGTGGTTCTAGATAATATTTATATAAAAACAGATTATGGGAGTTAAACAAACATTTGTACGGAAAAATTACGGTACACTTTATAAGTGGACTGTTATAACAGGACCACAAAATAGAAAGAAAAATCAAAATTTTGGTAGTCGAGGTAATGGAGACGTTTGTACAGGTTACGTGTACGAACAAGTTATTATTAATGGTCAGATAGAACGATTATTATATGTTGAGTGTGGATATGTTAACTAACCCTTTATTTTACTAAGAAACTCACTATAATTACATAAAAGACAGATAATGGCTGATAACAAACCAAAGAATAGAACGGTATACCAAAAGTTGAGTAATATTCTCACACCAGATGGTGTGAATCATAACCTTGAGCTTACTAATAAGTACTCTATGGGTAGTGATGTCTTACTTAAAACTACTAATAAGGAAGAATATAAGCAAGCAACCTTACAAGCTAAACAAACAACATACTTGCGTGATATGTGGGGTAAGGTTGAAGATAACCTATTCCAACAGTCTATCCAATATGAAATGACGAGAATCGGGGCTTACTCCGATTTCGAGAATATGGAATTCTATCCAGAGCTTGCAGCGACCTTAGATATCTTCATGGAAGAGTCTACAACAGTTAATGATAAGGGTAGAGTACTTAATGTCTATTCAGATAGTCCAAGAATACGTGGTGTTCTGGAGGACTTATTTTTTAATAGGTTAGATATTCACACGGTTTTACCGATGTGGGTACGAAATACACCTATAAGGGAAGATAGTATTATACCCCTATTAGATGGTACTGAAATAACCATAAAAGAATTATCAGCTAAAGTTAACGCTGGTGAGGAAATGTGGACTTATAGTGTTCAAAAAGATACGAACGCTGTTGTTGGTGGGAAAATAGTTTGGTGTGACTTGACTAGAAAAGATAGTGAGTTAATAAGGGTCACATTGGATGATGATACCCATATAGACACTACCCCAGACCATGAATATATGTTAAGGGATGGTTCATATGTAAGGGCGGATAAGTTAGAAGATGGTGTTAGTTTAATGCCGTTTTATACAAATTTTGAAAAGATTAGAAGGTCGGATAAAAACGGGTATGAAAAGGTTTATAACCCAGCAACTAATAGATATAAGTTTACCCACAGAATGGTGGCTAACGAGTATTCGAGGGATTTAGATTATGAGAACACCGTTGATGGGATATTTGTTTCTCACCACGTAGATTTTAATAAATTAAATAATAACCCATCTAATTTGGTTAGAATGGAAAGCTCCGAACACACTAAACTAAATAATAGGTTGGGTGAAATAGGTAAAAGAGTATTAAATAAACCCGAAGTTGTTAAAAAGAGGTTGGCTGGTATTGATAAATACTTAAGGTCTGACGAAAGACGGGAAAGACTTTCTAAAGAAATGTCTGGTATATATCCAAAGTATTTTGAGGAATATAATAATAGTGAACTACACACCGAACATAATGATATTAGGTCGGAAAAAATGTTAGACGCTTGGGGTGATGAGGGTTATAACGATTCTGTTAAAAAATTAATGACAATATCATTAAACGATAACGCATATAACCATATTGTCAGATTACTGAAAGAAAGTGATGTGTATGTCGGTATTAACAAACTGGCTAACATATTAAAAACTGATGCTGAGTTTATAAAATTATTTAGTGTGGGATATACACTGAGGAAGTCCCCAATAAAAGCGATAAACCCAACAACCCTTAATAAGATGATACGGAGAAAATCAAATATGAACTATTTTGATTTCACCCATTCAATAAAACCAAACATCGCTTCAGACAAATCATATATGAAAGCTAAAGCGATTCATAAAAGTAAAACTAAAGTAAAGGTATTAAATCATAAAGTACTTTCAGTTATTAAACTAACTGAGACCTCTGACGTTTACTGTATGGAAGTTGTAGGACCTAACGGTGAGCATGATAGACATAACTTTCCAGTATGTTCTAAAGATAGTGAAGGAAATTATACTAGAAATGGTACCTTTTTAATGAATTGTAAGTATGGTGATAACTTCGTATACTTAAATACTAACGACCAATACGGTATCACCAGTGCAAAACAGATGCCTAATTTTGAAATGGAACGGAGAGAAGGTGGTGTTTATGATACTATTAGCGCTAGGATGAATAGTGTTGGTAATAACACTAAAGATAGGTCTGGTGAGGGTAAAGAAGAGCGTGTACGTTTCTTCTGGAGGGGTCGAGATTTAGAATTTGAATCGTGGCAAATAGCCCACTTTAGGTTACTTGGTGATGATAGGCGGTTACCATACGGTACCAGTGTATTAGAGAAGTCAAGACGAATTTGGAAACAACTATTACTATCGGAAGATGCAATGTTAGTATATAGGGTAACTAGAGCACCAGAACGAAGAGTTTACAAGATATATGTTGGTAACATTGATGATGAGGACGTACAACCATACGTAAATGAAATTGCTAATAGATTTAAGAGGTCTAATGTAATAGACCCACAAACTGGTCAGGTAGACCTTAAATATAACCAATTGGCTAATGACCAAGATTTTTTCATCCCAGTTAGAGATGAGAATGCACCTAACCCAATAGACACACTTCCAGGTGCTAGTAACCTAGACCAGATTGCAGATATTGAGTACCTACAAAGAAAGTTATTTACTGCTTTGAGGGTACCTAAATCATTCTTAGGGTTTGACGACCCACAGGGTGATGGGAAGAACTTAGCTTTAATGGATGTTAGATTCGCTAGAACTATTAACAGAATACAACAAGCATTACTACAAGAGCTTAACAAAATCGCCATTATTCATTTGGTACTACTAGGGTTTGAGGATGACCTTAACAGTTTTACTATTACGATGAATAACCCATCAACTCAGGCAGAGATGCTTAGAATTGAACACCTACAGTCTAAATTTGCGGCTGTCCAAGCGGCTGTTGTGGATGCTGGTAATGGTTTCGGAATTATGTCAATGACCAGAGCTAAGAGAGATATCCTTGGGTGGAGTGATGCTGAGATTAAGCAAGACCTTCTTGAACAAAGAATGGAGAAAGCTGCTGCGGCTGAATTGGCTAATACTGCAAGTGTTATTAAGAATACTGGATTCTTTGATAAGGTTGATAAGCTATATGGTGATATGGAAATCGCTAAGAAAGGTGGTCAAAGTGGTGAAGAAGATGGTGGTGCTGGAGGACCTGCTGGTGGTGGTGGTGGTGGCTTCGGTGGAGGTGGTATGGGTGGTGATGATATAGATTTCGGAGATGAGGAAGATGATGCGGGTGGTGAAGACCTTGGAGATGACATTGGTGGTGGATTTGGTGACGCGGGTGGTGACGCGGGTGATGATGTGGGTGGTGACACTGATGCACCAGAGCCAACAGATGTTGAGGAACTAACTAAAACCCTTAAAATAGGTCAAAGAATATTAGCTGAACAGAAGGCAGTATTAACGAATAATTTGACTAAGAGGCGTCAACGTTTCAAGAATATCCACATGAATAGGTTATTAGGAACTCTTACAGGTAATGATAAGGAAGATAGAGAAATTAATGAGAATCGGGTTAATATCACTGACAAAGGTATGCGTATCAATCAAAATGTAGATGACATGTTGAAAGATATATCGAAGCGCATAGATGATGCCAATGGTATCAAATAAAACTAATACGTCTTTTTACCTAGTTTTCAACTATTTAATGTTAAAGGTTATCATGCAAAAAAATTTCGGTGAACTAAAGTATATTATTAAAGAATTTGTGGCTGATGGTATCGCAGCAAAGATTGATATTAATAAGAGATTGTTAAAGGATTTCGTGACTCTACTAAAAGAAAATGAGATACTTAAGAAGGAATTCTTAGTGTACAACAACATCGAAGGTAAGGTTTCAGAATCTGAAGCTTACATTTCAGAATATATTAAGGAGAACATCAAAATCATGGAAGCTTACACCAGTAAGCAGATTGATGAGGCTAATGGTATATTGGCTAAGATGGTTGCGACTATTAATACTGAATACCCTAAGAACCCATTATCACAGTTACATGAATCCATTCATACGTTAATGGTAAATAAGGTAAATATCATGACTATCGAAAAACGTGTTAACGCTACTGGTGTAATTACTGAACATATCAAGACTAATACCCCTAAAGTTAAGGTTGCAGATAGACTACTACCTAACAGTATGGTGTCAGATATTTTAAAAGAACGTTTTAATAAGAAATATAGTAATTTGGATGAGGACACAAAGAGGGTGTTGAATAGTGTGATTAGTGCCAACAAAGATACAAGAGAAGGTATTATGGTTGGGTTGGTGCGTGAGTGTGTGGATTTGGTGGATGTAAGTCTTAAAGAATCGAGTGGAGAGATTAAAGAAAAATTACTATCAACAAAAGATAGACTGTTAAGACTTAAGTATCATAATGATACATACATTATCGAGGTTGGGAAACTATTAGACCTTAAGAATACTCTAACCTAATTAATAATGAATTCAAGTTTCGAATATAATACATCTATACTAGTCGAACCGATTAATATTACTAGTGTGGATTTAATTAATGAGTCCACGTTTAACGAATGGAAGGAATTACCTTATGAAATATGTGATGGCTTAAGTTGTAAGCGTATTAAGACCCCAGAAGAATATAATGGGTTTCTATTAAAATACGATACTAACAGTTATACCGTACCACATATTAATGCTGACGAGTATGAAGTTCTTAATGTTAAATACGGAACTATCACCAACCTAATAACTGGAGAAAGTTTTACTGAAGGTGAAACGTTGGTAATCGATAAGGGTGAAGTTCATGAAATATATTGTAATTCGGAAGCATATATTTATTTCATTACTACCAAGAGTAAGAGTGCTTTAGCTAATTTAACTAAAGTGTTTGACTAAGTATTTTTAATTGCGTATATTGGTACATATCAATTAACGCATGAAGAAGAAAGGTAAGAAAATCATCAGTGAACACTACAATCAATTTGCTGTATCCTACGGAACTGTAGATTCAACTAATAACAAATCAGCATACATAGACATTAGTTCATGGGTAGAGCCATTGAATATCGATAACCCAAAAAGAATGATTAGTAGTATGAATAAACTCATACGTACTACAATATTCAACAATCTTCCTCACACAGACTTTAACCCAAAACTTTATATTACAGACCTAGACCTGAGAGAATCAGGTATCAATTTAGGTAAACGTAGTTTCATGTCATGTAATATAACACTATATAGTGGTAATGAACTATCATCATTAGGGGTGGACGTAACATATTTGACCGATATGGTCACAGAAGCACTTAAAAACAAATTTGAAGGGCTTCTCCTGTTTAATAAGAAGAAGAAAGAATAACTTTAGCCCTATTCCACATATTTATAGTAAAATGTAAGTATGTTGGACTACACAAAAGAATTAAAAGAATTAAAAGAATTAAGAGTATTACGTGCTAAGGAAACGGGTACTGGTTATCTGATAGAACAGGATGCTGGTTATATCTTACCTAAAGATGAACGGAATCAACCTTTCATTAATGAGGTTAAGAAGTTAGCTAGTGGTGGTGGTGCTATAATAGCCGAGCCATTAATAGTAGTCGCAGTATTACAAAAGTACGGTATCGAGAATCGTAATGGTAGAGTGTATCCTGAACCCATTCTAAGGGCGCAAGCTATTGAATATGATAAGCTTGTACAAGACAGACGTGCTGTCGGGGAATTAGACCACCCAGAATGTCACCGTAAAAGTGCTGAGATTTTAACCGAAGATGGTTGGGAATTGATTAGTGATTTAGATGGGGACGAGAAGGTCTACACTTTAAATCCAGATACCAATGATATTGAATTACATCCCATCACTAAAAAAATAGCTAAGAACTATAACGGTAAATTAATACATATTAACGGGCGAGGTATCGATTTGCAGGTTACTCCGAATCATAAATTTTGGGTAATAGGTAGAAACGGTAAAGGTAAGTTTATTACCGCATCCGATATTCATAATCGTACAGTCCCAGATTTATCTAAAACA